GTGAATTAGTATCATTTAACACTATCAATGTTTGTGCAATATCAGTTCCATTGATGGATATAGAAAGTGTTCTGACAATACTTGTGTTGTGTTCTGTCTTGATATACAATATTAAAAAGATAATGACTAAGAATGACTAAACTGAAGTATTTCAAAGAATCAGAATTTGAATGTTGTTGTGGAAATTGTTTTCACCATATGGATCAAAATCTTTTATTGATGCTTGATGAATCAAGAAACATTGCAAATACACCATTTAGTTTGAATTCTTCATGGAGGTGTGAAGAACACAACAAAGATGTAGATGGCAAAAAAAATTCAGCACATTTGCGTGGATGTGCTGTTGATATTGCTTGTGATAATTCATCAAAAAGATTGGTGATACTTGATGCTTTGATAATTGCAGGATTCACCAGAATTGGAATCAGTAAATCCTTCATTCACGCAGACATCGACATGACTTTGCCACAAGAGGTTCTTTGGTTATATTAAAAAAAAATATGAAAGCAAAAATATTAAAAGAAGCACTTTCAATTCTTCCAGATTTATTGAAAGACAAGAATAAAAAGTGGTCTGCAAAAAGAACAATAAGTGGTGTTCTTGTTGGTGTGATTTCCACATATCTTCAATCAAATCCAATGTCATGGATGGTGATTGCATTTACTTTAGTTGCAGTTGCACCGTTATGCTTATCCTTTTTTGAATCAAAAGATTGTGAATGTAAGTAGTTCAATTTTCTAATCTATATAAATTATTTTTATTTAGATTAACCTAATGAGAATCAATGATTGAAACACTTTCATTAAAATACTTGTGAATATTAGTGTACAATTATTTGTACAATGAATCAAAAGGTGTATATTTGAATATCGAAAGCAATAAAGCTAAGATGAAAAACTAAGATTATGAATAACTTACAGAAAGTAAAAAACACAATTAAAAAAGCAATAAGAGAATCTAAAAATTGTTCTGATGAATTAGGACATTTAAGTCAAGATGTTCTTACTGAAAATTTAGAAAACATACTTAATTTAATTAAAGAATTAGAAGCATAATTTTCCTTTAACCTATAACAACTAAAAAACAAGATTATGGAATTCAACAGAACACGATTTGAAAAAAAGAACAATGGTCACGATATATTTCTCAATGGTTATTGGGTTGGATGGGTTATAGGTAGCGTTAAAAATGCAAAAAAAGAATTAGAAATTATTTTAAAAAGCTAAATTATGAATGCAACACAATTAGTTCAAGAAATTAAAGATGCAAATGCTATACAGACATTAGCATCGTTTGAAATACAAAACGAAAATCACGAAATAGATATATTCTTTTCTCAAAGTCGAAAAAAATGGTTGTTATTTTTTGATGGAAGAATTATTAAGGATGCTAAAAACTTAGAACCTTTGGTGAACAAGTTACAATCTATGAATTTAATAGGAGCATAATGCTCCTTTAACCCTAAAGACAAAAAAGATGAATAATTTAGACCACATTTTTGGTGACATCACAAAACAATTGAAATCAATCAAAGCTGATAAAATGTACAAATACAAAGTTGTTGCAAGTTTCAATGGTGGAAAATTCAAAGAAATTGAACTTTGCAAGACAGAAGAAGAAGCAATCAAGTCAATACAATCAAACACTTCAAGACATGGTCTTGGATGGGTTGTGACTTACTACAACATTGAAGATTAATGTTTGGTTCATGCTTAATCAAACAAGTTATTAAACTGGCTAATTTGAAGAATCAAGATTTGTCTATTGTTCAAAGACATCTTGCAATAAACTACAATATTAATGTTTCCGTAAAAACTTTAAAGAAAAGAAGATTATGGATGAAGATTTCAAATCAATTATGATAAAAGTTGCAACAGACTTTAGTGGAGTAGGTTCACCAGAAACTGCATTGAAAAGACTTGGAATAGAACATGAAGTTGTTTTCGCTTGTGACATTGATAAGTATGCAAGAATGTCATATGGAGTTCTGCATAATCCAAAACAGATGTTTGAAGACATCACGACAAGACCAATGGAATTTCCACAACTTGACTTATATGTTGCTGGATTCCCTTGTCAATCTTTTTCTATAGCAGGTAAAAGAAAAGGATTTGAATGTCCAACCAATGGAACATTGTTTCACACCTTATCTGAATTCATCAGAATCAATCAACCAAAATGTTTCATCTTAGAGAATGTCAAAGGGTTGGTTAATCATGACAATGGAAGAACCTTCCAAATCATCAAAGACAAACTTTCTGGAAGTGGTGGTTCAATTAATGACCAAATGTTCTTGACAGATATAGATGGACTTGGTTATCATATACACTTCAAGGTTTTAAACACAAAAAACTTTGGATTGCCACAGAATAGAGAAAGAATATTCATTGTTGGATTCAAAGATGCAAGAGCATTTTCATTTCCTAAGAAGATAGAATTGCAATATAAATTGAAAGACATTCTTCAAGACAATCCAAATTCCAAATATTATTTGTCAGATAGCATTAATGAAAAATTTCAATCTGGTGAATACAAATATTCAAATGAAATTAATCAATCAATCAATCAAGATATTTCAACTTGTATTGATGCATCATATTTTAAAGGGTTTGGAGTTAGAAATGGTAAATGCAGACAAGTAATAAGTAACATCTATATTCCAGTAAAAGAAAAGTATTATTTGTCTGAAAATGCAATAAAATCAATAATTGAAAACACAAAGAATCTTCAAACATCAAAAGTAAATCCAGAAATTTCATCAACACTTCAGTCACCTGGCAATGCTTGTGGAGTTTACAAAGGTGCAACATTTATCAAAGTTCATTCAACACACACAAGAAGTTCAAACAGACCATCAGTTCAGAACAACAAAAATGCTGGTGGTTCTGGACATCTTTCAAAAAGTGATGGATTGACATATTGTCTTGATACACAGAATTCACAAGCTGTTCAATGGGTTGCAGATTATAGAACTGATGAAGGACTAAGAAAAAGAAAAGATAACATTTCACCTTGTTTGACTACAGCTCACAATTCTGATTCATGTTTGTCAAGAATGCCTCCATTAATAAAACAAAACAGAATCAGAAGATTAACACCGTTGGAATGTTTCAGACTTCAAGGATTTACAGATGAAGAACATTCTATGTGTGAAGAAGTTCAATCAGATTCACAACTTTACAAACAGATGGGAAACACAATATCAGTTCCAGTCATTCAGGCAATACTTAAAAACATATATCATGCTTAGAAACTTTAATGAAGAAACTTGCAATTTGTCTGATGATGAATTGAAGATTGCACAAGCAGTCATGAAAGGCTTGAAGAAGTATGTTGGAAAAGCAAATGCAATGACTGATACTTATACCAAATTCAAGTTGCAAGGTGTTAGACTTCGTAAAATCATCAACCACCTAAGAAATGAAGGTGAACCAATATGTTCAAGTTCAAAAGGATATTATTATCCAGCATCAAATAAAGAAATTACGGACACTTGTATCTCGATACAACAAAGAATAGATTCACAAGTTCAGATTATAAACCAATTAACAAAACACATATGAAAATCAAGATAGACAAATCACAATTGATTACAACAATGGAATCTGATAAAGCATTCGCACTTAAATTCAGCAGAAATTCAGTTGATGTTTTATTTCTTCCAAAGAAATTGACAAAGGTAAAAACAATTGAAAACAGAAAAGATGGTTTTTATTGGTCAACTGATTATGAACTTGAATTCCCAGATTGGTTATTTGAAAAGTTGACTGATCCAAATAAAGTAATAATAAAACTAATTCAAGACCAATGGAAACCAGACAACAATTTATAAGCAGAATGATTTGGTTGATTGCTGAAGTTAAAAAAAGCAATCATGATGATTCTAATATACTTTCTTTATTGGAATTTGAATTAAAACAAAGGGAAACTAACTTAGTATATAATGTTAAAAATAAAGTTATTACAAAAATGAATCTTAAAAACAATAAGGATGTTAATACTTTGGGCATCATTAATATTGGAATAGAAGAATTTACAAAAATAATAAGTGATATGTAAGAAAATTAGTACTATATTTGTATTATTAATCACACACTAACAACTAAATCAAATTATTATGTCAAGATTATTCAATCAATTTATGGAGAGGGCTTTTAATGGAAATGCATATGGTCAGGAACAAGAACTTTCAATGCAAATGAATGCAGACCATGAGCAATGGACAACTGAAAGAAAGAAATGGACTGATGGTAAAATTACCTTATTCAATGGTGGAACGGTTGAACAATGGGTTGCATTAGGTAGACCAAAGAACGAAAATCAATTTAACAAACAATAAGATGGAAATCAAAAAAAGTAAAGTAAAAAGCAATCAAGCAAGTGGTTCGTTAGATTTATCACATGGAACATTCTTCAAGTTTGAAATTAGTTTTGAAGATGGAACAGTTGGTGAATACTTATCCAAGACTCAAGATGGTGGAAACAAGAACTTTCCAATTGGAATGGAAAAGGAATTCGAAGTGACAGATAATAAGTATGGAAAGAAAATCAAACCACATTTTGCACAGAAGTCATTTACACCACAAGCAAGTGGAACAAGTACAAATCCAGACATTCAAAGAATGATTGTGAAGCAGTCATCATTGAAGGTTGCTGCCGATGTATGTATTGCAAATAACAAGACAGACTTGAATACTATCTTCAAGACTGCAAATACAATTGTTGAATGGGTAATGGATGATAAATCTGTTAAACCAAAACCAATTGCACAAAAGCAATTTGAAGAAAGTACAACAGACACATATCATAAACCATCAGAAGCAAATGATTTACCATTCTAAAATATGAACAACTGGATCACCAAAAATAAAGCTGAACAATTGTTCAAGGATTTATTCGATACAAAAAACAACATGGCAAAAGAATTGAACATTTCAAGAAGCACCTTGAATGTTCATCTTGCTAATGCTGAAAAAATGAATTCACAGATAAAGAAAATAGCAAAATTGAAAAATATTTCTGAACTTTCAGTTTTCAAAGCAATCAACACTTGATGGAATATTCATTTAATACTGATTATGCACAAGAATTTGGTGTCAATGAAGCTATCATGATAAAGAATTTTCAATTCTGGATTCAAAAGAATTCAGCAAATAAGAATTCAAAGCATGATGACAGAACTTGGACATACAATTCAGCAGTTGCATTTAAACAATTGTTTCCTTTCTGGAGCATTGGACAAATTAACAGAACAATAAAGTCATTGATTGAACAAGAAGTCTTGATGGTTGGAAATTACAACAAAGCCAAATATGACAGAACAAAATGGTTTGCATTCATTGATGAACAATCATTTGTTGTTTCCGATAAATCCAATTCACGGAAACAGAAAATGGATTTGTTGAATCCGACAAATGCAATTGTTGATAACGGTCAACCTATACCAGATAGTAAACAACAGATAGAAAACAAAGATGATAAACACATATATAAGATGTCAGTTGACATCTATCACAAATTTTGTTTATCAAATTTTGATGCACCTGCAAAGATTGATGCAGTACAAGGAAAAGCATTGAAGACTATTTTGGTGTACTTAAAGAAACTTTGTATTCAAAAAGGTAATCACACACCACAAGATATTTTAAATGCTTTACAATACATCTTTTCAAATTGGAAGAATCTTGAACCATTTCTTCAGAAGCAAGTAAAACTTTCACAAATAAATTCTAATTTAGTCAACATTATTCAACAACTAAAAAAAGAACAAGCAACTAATTCAATAGCTGATGACATCCTTGCAAAATATAGTTAAGACAATCACTTCACCAATTGATCCATTGTTCAACAGACAAATTCTGAAAATGAACATGAATGATGTGGTGAAAGTTCAGTTGAATAATCCACCAGCATCTTTGTATAAATCACATCTGTTGGAAGAAGAAAAGACCATTGACATTTTGATGTTGATGTTCATCAAGTTTCAGGACTTTTATAATTGCAAGACCAAAATGTCCAAAGAACAGCTTGAAGAAACTGCATATATAATTGTGAATGAACATCGTGGCATCAATTTCATAGATGTTGCTATGTGTTTAAAACTTGCAAAGACAAAAGAGAAGATATATGACAGAATTGATGGAGGAATGATTCTTGGATGGATCAAAGACTTTGGAAATATTAAAACAGATTTGATTGTTCTTGAAAGACAGAAGCAGAAATCAAAACAAAATTCTGAATGGTCTGGACTTGGTGAAAGAAGTTCAGTCATATCAATGAAAAACTGGATGAAGAAATGACAAAAAAAGAACAAACAGAACATATTATAAACTTAGTAACAAGAAATCATCCAAACTTTCAGCAAGTCGATAAATCTATATATTTGGCACTTGATGAATATGTAAATTATGATGATTTACTTGAAGCTGAAGAACACATTGCAAAATGCAAAGTTGATTTGAAGGTTCATGGTCTTGCAATTATAACACTTCTAAAAAGAATTGAAGAAATTGATGCAAAAATTGAAATTACTGGATTGTTTAATAAGAATAAAGACTGATGAGAAAGCAAAAAGAACAACAACTTCAGAAAGCAATTGTCAGATATATGAAACTTCAACACAAAGACATATTAATGAATGGTTCACTTGGTGGTGTTTACATACAGAATGCCAGGCATCGTGATTATAAACAAAGAGGTTATACTTCAGGCTTTCCAGACTTGTTCATCTATTCATCAAGGATTGTTGAAGGTGAAATCATCAACGGTCTTGCTATTGAATTGAAGGTCAAAGGAAATTATCCATCAGAAGCACAAAAGAATGTGATTGGTGTATTAAATAAAAACGGATATTTGGCTTGTGTTTGTACTGGACTTGATGAAACACTTGAAAGAATTGAATGGTATTTGAATTGTACCATTCCAGAAGTTGATGTAAACTATACAATCAAGAAATGAAAGCATTTCACTATATTGATAAAAATGATTTAGAGGTGTTAGACTTAATATCTTTATTAGACCATGCAACAGATTACAAATTATCATATGATGAAATAATTATTGCATTAAGTATTTTAACAAAACATATTAATATAAAATCAAAAAAATGATATCAGTCAATTCAATTAGTGGTGGACAAACATCTGCATATATTTACGCAAATTATCCATCTGACTTCAATGTTTTTTCATTAGTAAGAACAAATGATATATCTTGTCTTTATCCAGATTCAAAAGTTAGACAACTTGTAAGTGATAAATTAGGACAAGAATTTATTGGGACACTTGAAGAAGATACAATTATTAAAACAATTTTAGATTTAGAGCAAGTTTACGGACATAGAATTGATTGGGTAACTGGAAAAACATTTGATGAATTAGTAAGTAATAAAAATGGAAAAACATTTCTACCTTCAGCAAAATTTAGAAAATGTTCTTCTGAACTAAAAGTTGTTCCGATTGCTAAATGGTGGTATGATAATATTAGAGAACCTATTGATATGCGAATAGGATTCAGAGCAAATGAACAGAGCAGAGCAGAGACAATGATTAAAAGATTTGATAAAAATTTAATGCACACAGAAAAAATTTCTATTGGTAAAGATAAAAATGGTCGAAATATTTATGATTCTTTTCAATGGAGAACTTGTTCATTTCCATTAATTGAAGATAGAATTTTCAAAGATACAATTGTCAAATATTGGAAAGACAAACCAGTTAGATTTGCATACATGAATAATTGTGTAGGTTGCTTTAATAGAAATCCATTATTATTAAAACATCTAAGCACTAAGTTTGAGAACAAATATGATTGGTTTATGAATAAAGAGCAAAAATCGATTAAAGATTACAACAGACAATGGTACACAGACACAACTAAACCAAACTATTCACAAATTAAGAATTTAAAAAAACAAATAAAATTGTTTGATGATGATTTCAATGAATGTGATTCTGGACATTGTGGTCTATGAAAAATAAATGGCATCCAATTGAATGGATATACAAAGACTTTACATATTATCTTGGATTTGCAATCAAACAAACCAAAGATTCTGATTTGTCTGAAGACTTAGTTCAAGAAACATTCCTTCAATTGATGTCCATGAATCAACACAAGCTGCTTATCATTATAGATTCAGGAAAAATCAAGACATATATTTGTAAAATTCTGATGGTGAAATACTATTCAAAGAAGTCACAATTTAACAGAAAATATGTTCAATACAAAAAGAAGAAAATTGAAAGTGATGATTCATTCCTGGAACACTTAGCTAATAAGAATTCAGAAGATGTTGAAGAAATAAATATACACAACAAAATATTGAATAAAAAGATTGATGATTGTCTTGAATCAATGGATCAATATGATAAAGATTTATTTAAACTTTATTATGAAGCAGGTCTTTCAATCAGAAAGCTATCAAAAGAAACTGGAATATCATTTAAATCTATTCAGTACACAATTGAGAAAGTTAAAAAACACATCAAAAACCAAATATGATTCCATTCAAAGCAGATAGAGAACTTGCACAAAAAAGAATTGCAATTTGTGAATCTTGCAATCACTTCAGAAAGAAATCACGGACTTGTGGTACTGCAATAATTGGAACTAAAGTTGGAAAGAAAAGAACATGTGGTTGTTTCATGGATGCAAAAACAAAACTTTCATTTAGCAGATGTCCATTTGATAAGTGGAATAGCCATCAAGTCACTAAGAATGATTATCTTGCAATCAAGAAATTATTGAATGATGTTGTAAATACCATCAACCCAAATCAAAAGACTTTGCTTTATGATATGCAAAGAAAATATTTTGGTGGAAATACAACTTCAAGCAATTGTGTACCTTGTTTAAATTCAGCATTAGTTGAAATGAAACAAATTATTGAAGAATATGAAAATTAAATTATGGGAAAATTAGTATTACCAGTAGGAGTTGAAACAATTGCAACAAGACAAGATTCTTCAGTCAAGATAGTTCTATCAACTTATGAACTGAACACACAATCAGCAGTCAAGTTGTTTGATTTGAGAAAGACTGAATGCTTGATGTACTTATCAAGTGATAATATATCACAAGAAGAATTGGATGCTTTGGATGGATTCAAACTTTCATCTGAACACAATGATGGAAAAACACCTTCACAAAGATTAAGAAGTGTCTTATATGTTTATTGGAAACAACACAAGCAGAAAGAATTTGAATTTGACATTTTTTATCTTAGGTACATGAACAGTCTAATTGATAAAATCAAAGACAAACTTGAATGAAGAAACACACAAAAACATACATGAATTACTTTGGTTATTTTGGTGATGAATTTATTCCTTGTGAAATGTGTGGAAAAAAAGCAGTTGATATTCACCACATAGAACCAAGACAATCTGGAGGTTCAAAGTTGAAAGATAATATTGAAAATTTGATGGCAGTTTGCCGAAGATGTCACCTGAAATATGGTGACAAAGAACAATACAAAAACTTATTACATGAAAGACACAAAGAAAAACTTGAAAGTTGTTAAGAAGAAAGAAGAAGATTATCCAAAAACTAAGGATGGCCAGGTTGACTTCATGAAGATGATTGATACAATGTTTGATGGACAAGTTGGAGTTGTTCAATATGTTCAGCAAATGTGCAAAGGTTATGCACTTGACCAATCTTTAAAGACTGCAAGTAATCTGATGAAGAAATTGGATGCTGGTATCACGGACATAAAAATGCAAGATATTATTCCAACTGAAATAATTCCAAATAAAGATATATGAATTCATTTGAAATGATGTTTGGAAAACCAGAAATTACAGATACACACAAAGGTATATTACCACAATTTATATCTAAGACACCACAAGGTACATTTAAGGCTATTGTAAAAGGAAAGTATCTTGGAACACACAAGAAGATGGAAGTTGCTTTGGATGTGATTAAGCAATACTTAAAATCTTAACAAGTCAAAGTGACAAATAGTGTCACAACTTTAAAACATAAAAGATGGCATTTGAAAAAGGAAACAAACTTGCTGGAACAAGAAAGGGAATACCAAATAAAACAACACAAGAAATTCGTGAAGCATTTCAACTTTTAATTGAAAACAATCAAGACAAGATGCAATTGTGGTTGACTGAAACTGCAATGGAAGAACCTGCAAGAGCATTGGAAATCATTTTGAAGATGTCTGAATATATTGTTCCTAAGCTATCAAGAACAGAAGTAAAAGCAGAAATTACAGATAAGTCAATTGTTATTAATTTAAGACCATTGGATGTCAACAACAATTGATATAGACTTATTTCCAAAACAAGTTGAATGTTTTCAATACTTGGAAGATGACACAACAACTGAAATTCTTTTTGGTGGTGGTGCAGGTGGTTCAAAAACTTTTACTGGTTGCTTATGGCAAATACACAGAAGACTTCAATATGCTGGAACAAGAAGCGTGATTGGAAGAAGTAAATTGAAGAACCTGAAGTCAACAACATTGAACACATTCTTTGAAGTTGCTCAAGACTTTTGTGGTTTGAAACCAAATGAAGATTTCACATACAATGCACAAGATTCAACCATCACTTTCTTCAATGGTTCTATTATCTATTTGAAAGATTTGTTTCTTTATCCAAGTGATCCAGACTTTACTTCATTAGGTGGTTTAGAAATCACAGATGCATTTGTTGATGAATGTGCTGAAGTATCACACAAGGCAATCAACATTCTAAATTCAAGAATAAGATTCAAGCTGGACAAATACAACTTGATTCCAAAAACATTGATGACTTGCAATCCAACAAAAACTTGGTTGTATTCTGAATTTTACAAACCAGCAAAAGAAAACAGACTTCAAAGTCACAGACAATTCATTCAATCACTTGTGACAGACAATAAAGCAATTTCAATACATTACATCAATCAACTGGAAAAACTTGATAAGGTGTCAAGACAAAGATTGTTGCTTGGTGATTGGGAATACAATGAAGATGATGCATTGCTTTTTGATTATGATGCAATCCATGATATGTTTACCAATTCAATTGAAAGTGGTTTAGGTTTCATCACTTGTGATGTTGCCAGGTTTGGTGCAGATAAAACGGTTATCATGTTCTGGAATGGAATGTCAGTTGAAAAGATTGTGATGCTGGACAAATCTTCAATATTTGACACAATAGATGCAATCAAATCAATGGCACTTCAACACAATGTTCAAAGGTCACACATCATTGTTGATGAAGATGGTGTTGGTGGTGGTGTTAAAGATGGACTTTCTGGTATCAAAGGATTTGTGAATGGAAGTAAAGCATTAAAGTCAGAAAACTTTCAGAACTTAAAAACACAATGCTACTTTAAACTTGGTGAAATGGTGAATGCTGGAAAGCTATCAATTAAAGATTCAAGATATAAACAAACAATCATTGAAGAACTTGAAATCATCAAGCGTGATAAACTTGACAAGGACACACAGAAACTTTCTATTGTACCAAAGGACACAATGAAACAATTGCTTGGAAGGTCACCAGATTATGCTGATGCATTGATGATGAGAATGTGGTATGAAGTCAAAGGAAATTACGGAGTATATGCTTTCTGAAAGGAAAAAACAAAACAATCAACTTTAAACTATTGAAATGAAAAAGACTTTTGAAATAGACATTCCTACAATTTGGGATGATGTAAGTATTAAGAAGTATCAAAATTATATTGATGCAATTAAAGACTTAGTTGATGAAAGGAAAATCATCATTAAAACAATAAGTGTGTTGTGTTCAATTCCTGAATATGTGGTTGAAGTTATGAAGCTGAAAGACTTGAAGATAATTCAAGAAAACTTACAGAAATTAATCAATCATCCAGTCAACAAAACCATCATTAACAAGATTGAGATTGATGGAATAAAATATGGTTTTCATCCAAATCTTGATGAATTGACACTTGGTGAATTTGTAGATGTTGAAACATTCACAAAGGAAAATGACATTGCAAAGATGATGTCAATTCTTTATAGACCAATAGTCAAAGAAGATGGAAACAGATATGACATTGAACCATATGATTTTGATGTGCATTCAATTAATAGTGTTAAATTTGAAAGATTATCAATCAATGTAGGAAATGCAATTGTGGTTTTTTTTTGGACTTTAGGTCAAGAATTATTGAACAATTTTCATCAGTCTTCAAAGGTGGTGGAAAAAAATCAGTAAGTTCAAATTATGGATGGTTTGCAATTATTGATTCTCTTGCTGGAGGTGATTTATTGAAGATTGATCCAATTACTAATCTACCATTGATGTTGTGTTTGACTAAACTATCACTTGATGCAGATAAGCAAATTGAAAGAGATAAAGAGGCAAGACAAAAACAAAACAAAACAAAAAGAAGATGATTACTTACAAAGCCATCATTCAGTACTTTGATTCTATTGCAGACCAACACCAGCAAATCAATTCTTTCACTTATGGTGAAATTGACTTGTTTGACAAAGATAAGTTCACAGAATATCCAGCTTTACACATAACACCAACTGCAACATCTATTGATGACCAGGTTGTTGTTTATGGTTTTGATGTTGTTGTTTTTGACAGATACAACATTGAATCAAACAAGATGAGAAATGAAGCAAATTGTCTGTCTGATTCATTGCTAATTCTACAAGATTTATGTAAAGAAATCACAGATGGAAAGTATTTCATAAATGCAGACACTTTGATTTCAATGGAACTTCCAGTATCAGCACAACCATTCATAGACACAGAACCAGATAGTTGTTCAGGATGGGCAACATCATTCAATGTCATCACACCGAATGAAGCATCTGCTTGTCTAATTCCGTATTTTAATCCAGAAAGACAGAATGCATTAAAATTCACACTTCCAGATTCTGTACCTTCAAGTCTTGCATGGTATTCAAGAGAAAGAATTCATAATCAAACAACATTTAGTGGTCAAGAAATTTCAGAACTTTCACCAGTTGTTGATACAATATCTGGTGACAATGTTTTGCGAATGAATGGATCAAGCGCAACTTGGTCACCATTAAAGAATGCTTTTCATTTCTCGAATTCTAATATATTAAATCCAATGTATTTGGAGCATCCAGCTACTACACAAACTGATGCAACTTTCTTTGTAAGAATTAAAGACTTTTCAAGGTATTCAATAGCAAGTGGTTTTAATTCAATTTTTTATGTTGGAGGAACTTTAAGCGCACTTGATGGCTTTGAAGTGTCAATTCAATCATCATCTGGAAAATTAATATTGTTAAATTATAGTCCTTTTTCAGTAATAACTTCTGACTTTCCAGTTTGTCCAACTAATGGAAACAATTTTGAAACTGCACACAAAAGACTTGAATCATTTACTTTTTGTGTTCAACTAACAACAAGTAAAATTACATTGTGGTATGGAAATACTGCAAATGAAACGGTATCAATATCAACAACATTTGATTTCACAAACAAAAACTTTGGAATTGGGAATCCAACAGCTGATAACACATCAGACTTTTATCTTCAAGAATTTATGTTTTCACCAACTGCAATGACAAATGCAAACATTGAATCAACAATGGAATGGTTAAATTATAGATAAATGATTCCAACTACTAAACAAGAACTTCAGAAATTTGGAACAAGAGTTGTGAAACTTGCAAGAATCAATCTTGGTGCATCCAAAATGATTGAAGGAAAAAAGCGAGTGACAAATAATACTGGTGATTTGTCTTCTTCTTTAGGATTTCAACTAAAGCAAAAAAGAAGTTCAGGTGGAAAGTTTGCAAGTGGTTTTGATTTAGAATTCACATCATCTGTTGATTATGCTTTATTTATGGAACAAGGTGTTCGTGGTTCTTTAGCATCACCAATAGGAGCAAAAGATTCACCATTCAAATTTAAAGGAAAGAATGTTGCAGAAGGTGTCATTATGAAATGGATTGAAACAAAACCAATAAGACTTCGTGAACTTGGGACTGGTAAATTCAAAAAAAATACTGAATCAGCTAAAAAAACAATGGCATTTCTGATTGGAAGAAAGATTGCAACACAAGGACTTGCACCAAGAAACTATTTCAAAGATGCACTTGAAGTGGCTATTCCAACAGATGGAACTGATGTCGCACTTTCAATGGCTAATGATTTCATTAAGCAAATTATAAAAGAAATTAAACTTACTTAAGATGGCTTTAACAATTACCATGAATAATTTAAACTTTAACATAAGTTCTGGGATGAACCTGGCGTATATGTCAACAGATACACCAATATTTCCAGCAGCTGGAGGAGTTTACAAATTCAGATTCTTGATTGAAGTGAATTATAATATTCAATCAAATCCCCTTATTACAAAAACTATTTCTTTTACACAACAAATCACGGACAATGGAAAAAGTCTGTTTAATTTTTCAGAAATATATAAATCAATTGTCACACCACAAATTACTGCATCAAGAAATAGTGATGCACCTGGTGGAGATATTCCTTTGATGAAAGGAAATATTCACACTTTGCCTATAAAAACATCTGGCACAATGAATCCAATATCAGCAGGGTTGCTAAATGAACTTCAAGGTTTAGGATCATTCAAAGGTGTTGCAAATGTCATGACAATTAATTTTTATGAAATGTTTTCAGCAATTCCTAATGGTGTACCTGCAAAAGATATAACTACTTTAAAAACAAAAAAAGTGTTTATGTTTTGGGGAAGAGGTCAAGAAGAAGAAGGTGTTGTCATAGACTTTTCACCTTATGTATTTACCGTTGCTACAAAAGGAAAATTATTATCTTCAAATTATAACATACAAAATAATTTTTCAAAAATAAACATTGGTAAAAATGAATATCATACTATTTCAATATTAAATAAATGTGAAATTAATACATCATCATTGCCAGAAGTGATACGAATTAGATATTATGATGGGGCTGATGCTTCTGGTAGTGTATTAGGTAATATCACCTATAAAAATGTGTCTGCAAATGGTGGTGCTTATTTATCAACAATTGATACAGAATTTTTTTATTTATTTTTTGGAGTTGGTCTTGAAAATTTACAAAAACTTGTAATTGATGGAACAAATGTAGCTGGAACATTACCAGATTCTGTTGCTGGTGGTCGTGATGCTATTAAATCTTTCACATTATATTTTGAAGAAAATGGAGGTGCAACAATTACTTCAATAACTTATTTGTTTAATGTTGTAAATTATTGTGAAGAATATGACCAATCAAGATTGTCATATATGAATAGATTTGGTGCATGGGAATATATTACATTGAACAAAGAAAGAACAGATGAATTGAATGTAAAGAAAGAATATGTTACAACACCAATAACAACACAAGACAATAGTAGTTTACTTGCATTTTTACCAAATGCAATTGATATGGCATATCCTCTTGATGTTGCAAAGCAAGGAAAGTCAACAACATCAGTTTCATCAGCAATCACAACAACAATGTTTACTGATTACCTAAATGAATCAGAAGTTGAACAAATTAAAGACTTAATGATGTCACCACAGATTCATTTATTGGATGGTGAAAATGCCAAAGCCTTAATTCTTGAAACAAGTTCAATGAAATTAAAGCGTGAAAAAAATCGTGGTTTGTATCAATATGAACTAAAGTTTAAATTTGCAAATCCAAAATTTAGAACTACATAATGAGTACACAAATAAGAGTTCAGACACAAGAAAGTTTAATCAACACATCACAAATTGTTTTTTTAGACTTAGCAGATAATCAACCAATTTCTGCTGATTATCAATTCAAGGACATTCAATCATTTAAAAATACAAAAGGAAATTATACATACAATTTCAGAATTCCATCAACTACAAACAACAATGTATTCTTTGGTGATTATTTTGAAGTGACATCATTTGGAAATTATAATCCAAAAATAAAAGTAGAAGCAACTATTACAAAAGACACAATTGATGTCTTCAATGGCTATTTACAATTGACAAATGTGTTTACTTCCAATAATGAAATAAGTTCATATGAATGTGTAGTATTCAGTTCTGTTGCTACAATTGGACAAATTCTTGATTCTTTAATGCTAAGTGATTTTGATTGGTCTGAATATAGTCATATTTTGACTCCACAGAATGTGAGAGATTCAATGAATAGGGATGCAGTTGGATTGTTTGGTGGTGACATTGTATATTCATTATTTGATTATGGCGCACAATTTATTGGAGGGAACACAACAAGTTCATGCACTAATCAAGATTCAAGTGGAGTTGCAACAAATCCAATTAATATAAGGAATTTAAAACCACAAATTAGAGTTCAAAAAGTTTTACAAAAGATTATTTTAGATTCAGGATTTACATATGAATCAACTTTCTTTGATACAACAATGACTGATTTGTATATGGACATCAATTCTGGTGGTGCTGGAAATACAACTTTGACAGATCCAAACTTTTATAGAATAGATGTACAAGGTGAATTTAATACTGGTGGAACATTTCCAGCATCAGTTGGTGTTCATACAATAATACCTAATAATTTATTGCCACCTTCTGGACAGCCAGATTTTATGAATGCTTCTGGTCAATTTGACACAACTACTGGAATATATTCACCAAGTGGAAACTGGAACTTGTCAGCATTTAGTGGAATGGTTCAATTGTTAGCAAGTGGAAGTTTACAGATAGAATACACATTCGGTTTGTTTAATATTACGGACAATATTTTTACACAATTTGAAACAGATATTCAAACACTTAACAATGGTACTGGACAAAGTATTCTTGGTGGTTTTAATCCTAATTTTATAAACACCTTTGAAAGTGGAAAACAATATAAGTTAATTGTAACTATATTATCAACTTCTTCACCTACAAGTACAATCACAATCCTTGCATCAGCATTTAGAAATACACCTGCATCAGATGGATATGTTGGAGTATCACCAAGTAGTGGAAATTTAAATATTACACCATATGATGCAACAACTGAATATTCAGTCAATGCAAATCTTCCAAATGTAAAAGCACTTGATTTTTTAACTTCACTTACAAAAAAGTTTAATCTGATTATTGTACCAGATGAACTTCAACCAACACATCTATATATTGAACCATATTCAGAATGGATTGAAAAAGGTAATTCAGTAAATTGGACTGAAAAAATAGATGTTTCAAAAGATATTCAAATAAAGCCAACCGTTGATTTACAAGCAAAGAATTTATCATTTACTGATGCAAGTTCTGAAGACTTCATGAATTCAATGTTTAAAGCATCAACTGATAGGATTTATGGAACACAGAATATAGACAATACTGAAAATGATTTTGGAAAAGATAAAGAAGAAATAAAAACAATTTTTAAACCAACAATCACAAGTCAAATTCCTGAAACACCAATAAGATATTCAGTTGCTTATAATCAAGAAAATGACAATGTTACTTGTGAACCAGGAATCAGATTATCATTCTATTGTGGTTTTGTACCAACTGATTCAAATGATGGTGTTCAAATTTATAATACAACACCAAATTCCTTGTTATCACTTTCTTTGACATCTTATGGATTGTTGCAAAACTATAAAGATGCAGTAATACTTCCAGCAACAGAATGTCTATCATTCATGGGTGAATATACTGGTTCTTTAGCATCACCAATATCAATGAATTCTGCATATTTTGTGTACTGGAAAAATTTTATTGATGAAACTTATTCAATTAATGCAAGATTATTAATTGCATCATTTTATCTGTCTTCACTTGATATATTATCAATGAATTTTAATGATATTATATTTGTTAAAAACGAATATTTTAGAATTAATAAAATATCAAATTATCCATTAATAGGAACATCAACTTGTCAAGTTGAATTGATTAAAGTTGCAAGAATTAATAAATTTGACAAAGCTGGAAATGATTGTGCTATTGAGCCAAGTTTTATCACCATCAATGGTGGTGTTGTTAACTTCATAAGTACAATAGGAGGGTTTGCAGTTATTCCAACACAATCATGTTGTGAAGCATTTGGATATACATATGCAAATGGAGTATGTACACAAGTCTTTTCTGGTGGAGGTGTTCCAGATAGTGGTGGTGGTGTTTCCGATCCATCTGCTGGTGGTGGTGGAAACAAAGGATTTTCTGGTGATAGTTTGAGTTTAGACACTTCAAGTTTATTGATTAACAACACTATAAAAGGACTGAATGAAGTTAGTGGTTCATATAATAATGTTCATGGGCCAGGAAACGCAATTCAAACAAATCATTCAAATGTCAATGGATTCTTTAATTTTATTAAAACTGATTCTCTTGGTAATTCCATAAAAGGTGATTCAAATGCTATTGATTCAAATACTACATATTCAAATATAGAAGGTAGCAATAATTTATTAAATCCTTATTCACTTAATTATAATTCAACATATCTTGATGTGTATTCAAGACAAAAATTTAAAAACAATTCAATTCAAGGTGATTATGCAATTGCACTTGGTAATGGTGAAGAATTCATTTCTGGTGGTGCTGATCCATTATATAACAAACGTGGAAGAAGTGGTTCTGGACAATTTGTGAAACATTGTCAGTCAAGGAATAAAGAAGATATAAATATTGGTCAAAATGGTATATTCATTTTTAGCACTTTAATAAATAATGAATTTTTTACAGAACAAGCAACTAATTTATTTAGACTTGAATTTCCTTCAATCATAGGTTTTGAAGTTTCAGTTGTTGGTCATGAAAGAGGTGTTGTTGCAAATCGGTCACAACTTTATTCATTTAGAATCTATAAAGGAGTTATTAATAACACAACCAATTCTGGAAATGTATCAATTAGAAACTTGACACTTGACACGCAAAAAGAATCATCAGAATTTTCAGCTTATAATTTCAATGTTTTGCCTGGCCAAGCATATTTTGATGGACAATATGTTGATGATGGAATGTTTTATTTTAATATCAACATGACTGGTGCTGATGCTTTAAGTGATGTTGATTGGACAATTGACTTTAAATATACTCTTGTTGGTTTACAAAATATTGATAGACCATCAAATCAAAGAACATTTTCACCACCTTCAATTTCTGGTTGTTTATTATGGGTTGATTCAAATCAACCAGCAACAATCACACATTCTGGTGGAGCAATTTCTCAATGGGATGATTTGTCTGGAAACAACCACCATTTAACACAATCAACATCAGCTTATAAACCAGTTTATTCACAATCAATTGCTGATTCATATGTTTCATTTAGTGGTGTTAATCAAGTTCTTGGAAATCAAGCATCAACATTGATAAATGCTTCAGATGGTGATAATACTATTTTTGTGGTTTTCAAATCTGATAATACTACAACATCAACACGAGGTGAAACAATTGCTGGAATTTGTAATAGAGCGCAACAACTATATGGAATAAATATTAACAATTCAGTTTCTGGTGCAGGTGGTTCATCATTTATGAACAAATCATCACAAGACTATGGTAATAGAGTTTCAATAATTCCTTCAACAACACAACAAGTTGTAATTGGAACAAGGTCTTCAGTTACACGAGAAATTTTTGACCAAGATGGTAATACAGATGCAGACAATAATTCATCTAATACCTCACAAGACACATTTGTTGTTGGTGCTACTTGGGATGGAACTTCAAGGTCTCCAGTTGCAGACTATTCAGGGAAGGTTTATGAAGTAATAGTTTACGGAGTTAAATTAACTGGATCACAAAGAAATCAAGTACAAAATTATTTACAAACAAAATGGAACACATAAGAATCACAATTTCCAAAAAAGCAAATTTCACAACTTTGAAAAGGCTTGATTTCACACCTATGTTTCAATATTGGAATGGTGCAATGAAGTTCATTCCAAAGGTGCTGAAATACCTTCCAAATGACTTGTATGAAAACAACAAGTGTTTGACTTGGTATGAAAGGCAAGTTGTAAAAAACAGAAAGAAAATGATTGAATTTAAAAACATATTCAGATGGCTGAAAAAATAGTTGTAGACATAGAGTTCCAAACTAATGTTTCCAAGATTTCAAAAGATTTGGAATCAGTAAAGGATGCATTAGCTGATACAAATGAGAATCTTGAAGATATTGCAAAGACTGGAAAATCAACAGATGGTGCTTTGGGAAAAGTTGGAAAAGGTTTCAAGGGTGTTGGACTTGCGATGAAAACACTTGGTGTTGGTCTTATTATTGAAGCATTCAAATTCTTGAAAGATGTATTGATGCAAAATCAAGCAGTTATTGATGCAGTTGCAATTGTATCAGAAACACTTGGAGTTATAATGCAACAAGTGTCTGGTGTTATATCAGATGTTGTTGATGCTGTTTCAAATTCTGCTGAAGGATTTGAAGGTCTTGGTAAAGTAATGGATGGAATTGTTACTACTGTTTTATTTCCATTCAAGGCTGCATTCTATGGAATTCAATTAGGACTGCAAGAAGTTGCATTGGCATGGGAACAATCATTCTTTGGTGGCAAAGACCAAGAAACAATTGACAATCTAAATGCCAAAATACTTGAATCAAAAGCAAACTTGTCTGAAGTGGTTGATGAAGTGGTTGAAGCTGGACAATCAATAAAAGATAATCTTGGTGAAGCATTGACTGAAATTGGTTCAGTAGTATCAGCAGCAGTAGATACAGCCGTTGAAGGAGTCAAGGACATTTCAATTTCTGGTGCTTTGGAAATGGGAAAAGCACTTGCAGAAGCAAAAAAGAATGAAGAACTTCTTGAAGTATTAAGAGCAAAACAACAACTTCAAGGACAGTTGGATGCTGAACTTCAAAGACAAATTCGTGATGATGTCAGAAAAACTTTTGAAGAAAGAATTGCTGCTAATGATGAACTTGCAAGAATCCTTGAAAATCAAGTTGCAAAAGAAAAAGTTTCAATTGATGAAAAAGTAAAGATTGCACAACTTCAATTGAGTTTGGATGAATCAAATGTGAAATCACAAGTAAAACTTGAAGAAGCATTACTTGCACAACTTGAACTGAAAGAAAGAATTGCTGGTCAAACATCTGAACAATTAACAAATCAAGCAGCACTTGAAAAAGAATTGTTTGATGCACAAAATGAAATTCAACTTGCAACAATGACTGCAAGAGAACAAGAACTTCTTGCACTTGAACAAGACTATTTAGCAAAAGCAGAACTTGCAAGAAAGGCTGGTGAAGATGATGTTGCAATAACAGAACAATACAATGCTCTGGTTCAAGAATCAAATGATAAATTTGCAGATGAAGATTTAAAAACATTTGAAGAACTTGCAAAAGCCAAAGAAGATGCCAGGAAAAATGAAATACAAATGTTGTCAAATACAATCAAGATGGCTGGTGACTTATTTGAGGAAGGAACTGCTGCATCAAAAGTATCTGGTGTTGCAACTGCAACAATCAACACTTGGACTGGAGTTACAGAAGCATTGAAGTTGCCACCACCATTTTCTTATATTCAAGCTGGTTTGACTTTAGCAGCTGGTTTGAAAAGTGTGAAGAATATAATGGCAGTAAAAACAGAAATACCAACACCAGAAACAGATACTGGTAATATCAATCTTCCATCTGGTGGTGTAGATACACAATCAATCACGGACTTATCTAATATTCCATCAATAACTGAGCAGTTCAATAATCAATTTGTTCAAGATACACCACCAATTCAAGCATTTGTGGTTGAACAACAAGTGACAAATTCACAACAAATTAACACATTGATTCAACAAAAAGCAACACTTTAAAAACCAAAAATCATGACTAAAATAGTAGAATTAATTATTTCAGAAGAAGAAAAAGAATCACAAGATGGTGTCTTTGCAATTTCATTAGTTGAAGATCCAGCAATAGATGAATATTGGATTGCTTTGAATAAGCAAAAGAAAGAACATATTCAATTTGCAAAAGTAGATGAAGACAAAAGACTTTTGATTGCACCAGCTTTGATTCCAAATAGACAAATTTTTAGACTTGATGATGATGGTTCTGACTACTATGTATATTTTTCTAAGGATACAATTAAGCAATGTTCTGAATTGTATATGAAAAGAAATCATTTACAATCAACAACACTTGAACATGAAAAAGAAGTTGATGGTATGTGTGTAGTTGAATCTTGGGTAAAAGAATTTGAAATTGATAAATCTGTCAAGTACGGTTTTGAACATTGCCCAGTTGGAACATGGTTTGTAACAATGAAAGTTGACAATGATGAAATATGGAACAAAGTCAAAGAAGGTGAAATTCTTGGATTTAGTATTGAAGGATTCTTTACTGATAAATTAAGCAAGTTTGCAAAAGTAAGAAAGAACAATGATTGTCCAGATGGATTTGAACATCAAATGAATGATGGATCATGGATGTGTGGTAAATCAATGGGTTATTCTGAAGAAAAAGGAAATCTTCAAATGATTAAAAATATAATAATTGAAGCTGAAACAACATACCTTGAATCTTATCCTTGGGATGAATGTATTGCAGACCAAATGGCTGAATATGGCAATGAAGAAACTGCAAACAAGATTTGTGGTGCTATTAAAAACAGAACAATTGCATCTTCAGTTGTTCCAAAAGTAAAAGCAATCCTGAATGCTGAAAGGAAAAAAAGCAATTAACATCTATTAACTTACGGAAAAACAATTCAAAAAACTAAAATGGAGAACATTTACAACAAAATGAAAGACTTGTTTGGTATTACCGAAGAACTTTCAGAAGAAACAAAAATGATGGCTGAAGCTTATCTTGTGGATGGTACAACCATCAAAACAGATGCAGACAGATTTGAAGAAGGTTCAATGGTGTTTGTAGTTGGTGAAGATGATGAAAGAATGGCATTACCTTCTGGAACTTATGAATTGCAAGATGGTGCAGTCATTGAAGTTGTAGATGGTGAAATCACAACACTTCGTTCACCAGAAGCATCAGAAGATGCAGTTGAAGAAGATATGTCTTCAAAAGAAACTGAAGTTGATTTGTCAAACTATATGACAAAGGCTGATGGATTTGAACTTGGGAAAATGATAACTGAAGCAATTGAATTAAAAGTTTCTGAATTAATGGAAGTTCATAATACTGAACTTGAAAAGGTGAAGAAATTATCAGCTGCAAAAACATTTAAGTCAACACCTAAATCAAAGAAATTTGTGGAAACAAAAAAATCTGATGGTTTAGATGAAAGAATTTTCGCAATTTTTAACAAAACAAAAAACAAATAAAATGTCAAATAAACAACACAATTTTACATCCCCTCAAGCACCTGCAGTTGCTGGTTCTTGGTCATATGCTGGTGAATTAGCTTTACCTTATGTTCACGCAGCAGTATTGTCTGCTCCTACTTTACATGGTGGAAATGTTATGCTTTTAGATGGTGTTCGCTATCAAGCAATTATTCCAGTAATGGCAAACGCAGGATTAATAAAACCAGCAGCTTGTGACTTTGATGAAACTGCAACTACAACACTAAGTGAATCAATTTTGATGGTTACTGCACAAATGGTGAATCTTCAACTTTGTAAGCAATCATTCAACAATTCAGATGCACTTGCTGGTGGTACTGGTCAAGCTTGGTGGCAAGGTGATGCATATTCAAATGAACAAGGTGTTCCAGATGATTTCGCTGATGCGTTAATGCTTTATGTTGCAAAACAAGTACAAGCAGATATAGAAAACAACATCTGGATGGGTGAAGTTGGTGGAGCTGGATTTACTGCATTTGATGGATTAAAGCATCAAATTTTTAATGGAAATGGTGGAGTTGCTCCAACTGCTCTTGCTGGTGCAATTAATGCTCAAGCAACTGTAATTGCTGGACTTCAAGGAATATTGACAGCTATACCTGCTGGACTTGTAGGTGATTTTGAAAATGTTTCAATATATGTTAATCCAATCACAATTTCTGCTTATAACCTTGCAATAGGTCAAGTTGGAAATGGTTACAACAATGCAGTTGTAGGTGCTGGTGAAACAAGATTCTTAGGATATAAACTTGTTTCTGCTCCTGGTATTGCTGCTGGTGAGGCTTGTGTTGCATCTAAATTCAATTTATTTGTAGGAATTGGAACAACAGATTCTGATTCAATTGCACAAGTTCTTGATATGACACCATTAGATGGTTCAAACAACTGGCGTTTGACAATGAGATTTGCAGTTGGAACACAAGTTGGTGTTGCTACTGATGCAATCTGGTTCGTATAATATTTGAATAAGAAGGAGGTATTGAATTACATCCTTCCATTCTTTAACTTAAAACAAAAATAACAATGGCAAATTGTCAAATAGCAAAAGGTCGTGGACATTTCTGTCAAGGACAAGTTGGAGGTATAAAAACAATTTTTCTTGGCAATTGGTACAATGCTAACAAAATTACTTCAGTAACCGTTGGAGTTGATGATGGACTTGTTTCTGCATTAATTAGTGCAGGATCACAAGAATTCTTTCAATTTGATTTAGACAGACAAACAAGTTCTTTCAATCAAACAATTACAACTGGTGGTGGTGGTGCAATAAACTACGAACAAGGTCTTGATTTACATATGTCACATGATTCAAATGAATCGTGGGCAAGAATGCAGAATGTTGTTGAATCAGTTACACAATGCATTGTTCTTGACAATAATGGTGTGTATTATTTACTTGGTGTTGATAATGGGATTGCAGTAACTGGTGGAACATATGCTCACGGAGGTGATGTAGCTTTCACAGACTATGTTGGTTATGTTATGCAACTAATAGGTTCAGAACCATTTCCAGCTTTCAATTTGGGAACTGCTGATCCATTTACAACATTTGCAACAATTTCACTTAGCGCATCACAATATAACGATCCCCAAGCTTAATTGGTAGTGTTTCTTAATTAAAAAAACAAGATGGTGGTGGTTAATTCCATCACCATTTTTTTATATCTTAGCTTTATGAGAATTAAAAAAGAATTTATTGGACATACAATATACAAAGGTAGAGTGAGAATTCATCTTAGTGAAGTTGTAACAGAAGCAACAATGAAAAGATTGAAAGCTGAATTTCCACAATTTTTGGAAGAAGACAAACCAAAGAAGAAAAAGAAAGATGTTACATCTTAGAAGTTCAAATGGTTTTCAGAATGTGTTTTCATTAGATGTATTTTCAAGTGTCTTTGCAAACACCATTTCCAATTTTGGAAGAGAAATTCCAGATACAAGACAATACACACCAAACTTTAATTCTGATTATACTGGATTTATTTATTACATACAATTAATTGACCAGCTTACACAAGACATTTATTGGGCTGAATTATATTATAATAATGCAGGTAATAAATATCCAAGAGCAATGCAATTCAAAATATATCTTGATGACTTTGTTGGTGATTATCATGTGAATGTTAAAACAACTGGACTTTTTGATTATGAAATTTATTTTGGTCAAAGAGGTGCAACAAATTCAGATGATTCATTAATTAATGGAATGGTTGCAAATGGAATGGCACTTGTTCACAATGACAATTTCAAAAATGACTACTTCCAGAATTCACAGAATGGAGTAGAACCTACAATAATTCCACCTTCAATATCATACAATGGCTAAAAAGACACAACCATCTTCAGAATACATGTTCAATAGTATGGGTTCAAGTTATTCAATGACTGATTCACAAGAAATTGAAAAGCGTGGTTCTGATTATATCTGGTATGGAAAAGATAATTTATTTCCACATCACACAATAAACTTGTATCAAAATTCTGCAACACAAAATGCATTGGTGAATTCAATTTCAGCTTGGATTTACGGAGGTGGTATTGATGCAACAAACAAAGATAAACATCCAGAAGATTGGATGAAGTTCAACAAATTAATAAATCACAAAATTGGAAAGAATGACATCCAATTGATGTGCATGGATTTGAAACTTCATGGTGGTTTTTACATATCATTAAGTTATTCTGTTGACAGAACAGAAATTGTTGACATGGAAGTGTTGCCATTCGAAACAATGCGTTCAGGCATTACAAATGAAGATGGTGAAGTTGATTGGTATTATCATTCTTATAATTGGGATGCTGGAGCAAGGGCAAAGTCAACACATCATAGAGCATTCAACCCATCTGAAAAAGCTACTTATCCAAATCAAGTGTTGTGTGTGAAGATGAATTCTGTTGGTTCATACTATTATCCAAAGCCAGATTATATTGGAGCATGGAATTATATTGAACTTGATGTGAATGTTGCACAATTTCATTTATCACAAATTGAGAATGGTCTTGCACCAAGTTTCATCATCAGTTTTGCAAATGGAATTCCACCAAGACAAAAGCGTGAAGAAATAAAAAGAACTATTGAAGCTGAACTTTCTGGTTCAAGAAATGCTGGAAAGTTTCTTTGTACATTTTCTGATGGTAAAGATACTACACCAGAAATTCAAGCAGTTCCTTTAAGTGATGCAGACAAACAATTCCAATTCTTATCAACTGAAATTACTTCAAAGATAATGGTTGGAAATCGTGTTGTTTCACCAAGATTGTTTGGTGTCAATACAGATGGAGGTGGACTTGGAAACAATGCTGAAGAATTACAAATTGCATCAGCAATATTTGAACAGACAGTCATTGATCCATTTAGGGATGTGATTATTGATGCTTTAAAATTGTTAATGGCTGAAAGTGGTGTGAATTTAGATATATTCTTTGAACCATTTGACTTGTTCAAGACTGAATTTACAAACACAGAAGCAGAAGTGATTGATGATGAAATTGCAGTTGATGTAATTCCAAATGCAAAAGCAACAATATCAGATGAAGTTGGTGGAGTAGTTGAAGAAGCTGAAACAGAAAAAGTTGATGCCTCTTATAATGGTGCGCAAATTAGTTCAGCAATTGACATAGTTGCAAAGGTTCAAGAAGGTGTCTTGACAGAAGAACAAGCAGTTGTTTTCTTGGTTCAATTCTTACAACTACCATTGGAAGTTGCACAAGGTTTCTTCAAGGGTGCTGGACAATCACTTCTTGAAACAATGTCAGCAAAAAAAAAAGATGAAAGACCAAATCTAAGTGATGAACAAGCAGAATTCTTCTTGTCTAAACTTGAAGAATGTTCAGAAGAAAATGATGGTGAAGTTTGGGAATTAATTTCTGAAGATAAAATTAATACAAAAGAAGAACTTCACAAGTTTGCAAACAAGATGCCAACTGAATCAATGGCTGATGCAGATGCAAAGTCTTCAAATGATGTTGGTCTTTACAAAGTTAGATATGCATATCAAAAGACAAGCAACACACCAAACAAACCAGGCAATAAGTCAAGAAAGTTTTGTGACCAAATGATGCAATGGTCAAGACAAGGTTTAGAATGGAGGCTTGAAGACATTAATGCAATGTCTGATTCTGGGGTGAATGGTTCATTTGCTGAAAAAGGGCAATCAAATTATCAGATTTTTGAATGGGCTGGAGGTTGCTATTGTAGACATGGCTGGTTGAGAAGAATTTATTTCAGAAAGTCAAATCCAGATGGAACATTTATGCCAAACAAAGGATTGACAAATGAAACAAGAGTTGGAAACAATCCATTTATTGTTCAAAAAGGTATAGAATCAATTGCACCTTATGATAAACCAAATCACGGAAAAGTTAATCCACCATTTATGAAATCTTAAATTATGGCACTACCAACACAAGTCATCTATATTGATGCAACTTACATGAAAGCATATTCACATCTTGATGGATCAATAGATGAAAAGGATTTGTTGCCTTCAATTATTCAAGCACAAGACAGTCAGATTCAACCAATTCTTGGAACTGATTTGTTCAATGCTTTAAAGACAAAAATTACAGCTGGAACAATTGCTGGTAATTATCAAACCCTTCTTCAAGACTATGTTCAGATGGCAACATTAAAATGGACATTGGTAAACTTCTATCCGTATCTTCAAGGTAAAATTCTAAATGGAACTATTGGATCAAGAAATGTAGACAATATTACTGCACTTTCACAATCTGAAGTGATGCGATTGGTTGACATTGAAAGGGACAATGCACAATTCTATACAGAAAGACTGATTCAATACTTGACAAACAACACTTCATTGTTTCCAGAATACGCATCAAATACTGGTTCAGATATTTATCCAGAAACACAAACATATGCTGAAGCTGGTTTGACAATTTCAGGTTCACAAAGAGGAATCAACAAATTGGCAAATTGGAATTGCAAATAAGATGCCTGGCCGTAAAAAAGGTTGCAAAGGAAATCAAGAAAAAAAGAAAATTAACAAGAAATTGTTGGAACTATACTTGAAAAAAAGAAATGAAATCAACAATAAATGAATTAGCAAGTTTTAACACAGTCAATGTTTGTGCAATTTCAGTTCCTTTGATGGATGT